CTGGTCCTTTCTAGCAATGAAGTCTGATTACTCAGTCACTGCCGTAATGGTTTAAAACACCATGCATCTAAGCAACACGGATTCCTCTGCTAGAGGTTCCCCGTCGAGTGAAGAGCGATATACTGCCCCACAGCGTTGTGATGGTTATCACTATAAGAACTGTTTGGACAATATCGGGTTTCGCGGACAATCACTTATCTGTCGGCTAACGCCTTCATCAAAAGTGGATAAAGTATGTACGGTACGTTTCTTTTCAGAGCGTAAAGTGCATATGTTGGGTGTAAAATACTCATCGTAAACTGGGCTTAAGTAACCCATTCTCACTCCCGAAAGGAGGAGGACCAATGATCACCCTAAAGGGATCAGTAATCCTAGAGAATTGATGAATAATCAATAAACAGAAAAAGAATTGAGTCCACCGTGAATAACGGTAGAATCTTAACTTTTCTGAGTAGTAACTGGGAGTAATCCCAGGATAACTAGCTTGGCATCTAAATGGCTTCGGACGGTGAGCGAGTGTGATAATAATCTTCGTATTATTTGAGCAATCTAGACATATGTAGAAATATGTATGTTTAGTAAAGTCAAGGCTAAGTGAGTTTCTCCTCTTGTAAGTGTTTAGTATTTTAGGTAAGCTTATACTGTATGTTGCGCCGATACGGGATTAGCAACCCGGTCGCCTGCGCTTAAGGTATTTGTGACTCCTATTTATTAGGATTACTGCAAGAGCTAAGAGAGCTTAGTCTTGGGGGTCTCGAACTCAAGTCAAGAGTCGATTTAGACAACCAAGGAATATAACCTATTGGGCTTCACAGCCTGCCTGCGGCTCGTTGCCCCTTACGGGGGGTAACGAAAACCGAAGGATAGCTCCCTAACGGGATGCTGGTTACAATTAACAATTATAATCAACATGAATTACTTAAATCCTAAACAGATTTTAAGTGCATCAGCTATTTGGCAGACGGCCGTAAAACGCCGTTCGCTATTGCAGCTCCGCCTTAAACAAGCGATAGTTGCAATAGTAGGATCACATTCCCTGAGTTGGGTTAAGGCTTCAGCTAGTTTCTCTTGGTTTGCAATCAGGATGATTCGCGCAAACGGTAACCAGGGATTAGCTCTTTATCTGAAAGCGGCAAACTTGCTCCTAATCAGAGCAACCGCCGGTAAGAAATTGACTAATCCTCGGTTAGCGGGAGCAGCGGTATCCGTGACTGAAGGGGGTCTTCCGAGGATAATAGTCGCTAGTCATAGACTGCGGATTAAAGGTGGAGATCGGTCTGTTATTCGGTTTTGGTTGGGATTATTTACCCTTTATCGGGTTTTACCCTTCCGAGGCCGTTTATCAGTCGAATCCATCTTGAAACCCGGAGTTGAACTATCAGACGATCTTATTTATGATTGGAAGTCATTCCTAAGGAATTTCTTTTGGTCATATCTAGGAAAGTTTGGTGTGAAACCACTAGAATCGGTGCTCTGCCACGACGATCTCCTTGGACCCGGTAAACGGATTCAGCGAGAACGTTCGTATTGGAAATATCCGACTTTAGAGGGGACACGACGGCTTCTAATGTCTTCGGGCCCCAATTCGTATGTAACCGCAGGCTCATCAATTATCTCCCATGGTTATGACGCATTCCTTTGGACGACCGCAACGGAGTTGTGGCCGTTTCTTAAGGCTATGTGTCTCATCACGGGAAACATCCACTTTATTGATTCGATTCCCTTTTCTCTTGCTGCAGAGCAAAAGACTAGGGATCTTAACTTTAATGTGGACGGTACTTATGAGCTTGGGAAACTTTCGAT